TTAAATGCACATCTTTTGGCAATGCTATCTCCTCTGAAGTTTGGATTAGATTTTACAAAATCTGCCCAATCCCATCTAAATTGTTGAACTGCGTCTTTTTTGGTCATTTTGTAGTTCATAGAAATCTTTGCTTGTTATACTACCATTATAATGGAGCATAACACTAATTCAATCAAAAATGGACACCTATTTAACTGTCACATTATACATTCTCTTTATTATTATTTTCTGATACTCTTTTTAAAAATTCTTCATCAGGTGTAAAAACAATGTTACCTTCTCTGATTCTCTCCTCTAACTCATCTAATAATGGGTCTCTGTTGTTTGATTGATTGTTCATTTTAGGAATGGGGATTGTAAACATAAAGAACGATTAAAATTGAAATTATTAATGCAATTCCAATTACAACGAATAACATTTTTCTACCTCAAGTATAAGTATCCACCTGCCCAACCAACGAAGTTAGGGTCAAGTAATTTTTTAAAATCATTTGAATCACAAAACGAAAATCTAACGTGTTTTGTATGGGGTGCTTTCCAAGATGCTGGTTTGTAAACATTACCTAGTATGTCTTTTGATCTACCAACGAATGAATGAACACTACCACTACGATATTCATTTCTACCTTGAAATGTATCAAACTCTTCTTGAATAATTTTATAGTATCTCTTACCAACTGTGTAAGTAAATCTCATCAAGTTTGCTTTACCAGTTTGAATATCGTTAAGTTGATTTGCTGCATAAGTACACTCTGGATTCTCTTTTAACATTCTCTCCATACTGGCAATATGGTATCTCTTATAATTTTCAGTTATTGCTTCGCAATACTCCTTGACATATTCCTCTAAAAAGGTTTGATTTGTTTGGTCAACTGTCATAATAAAATAATTTGCTTATATACCCATTATAATGGAGATAAACGAGAAATGTATAAAAAATGGACGGTGTTTTAACTGTCACACGAATCAAGTTATTGTGTTGATTCTATGGTAATGTCGTGATCTAATGAAGTTGCATCTTCATAGAAATCATAATAATCAAATGAGTCATCATCACTAAACTTAAGTAAAAATTCTTCTTCATTCATGTTAAATACTCTCCTAAATTTTCAACATAAAAATCATTCACTTGTTCCCGATTTTCTAACCTCAAAAGATTGTACCAATTCCAATCCTCTGGGGAAATACAAGAAGTTTCATCAATCATTAAATCCAAAGTGACTCTATAACGAGTCAAGTTTTTCTTATCTGTGATTGTTTGATTCATTTTAAGTGCCTGTGGTTTTCTAATTTTACTTGATAAATTAATGATTGTCAAGTTATTGTTTTTACAGATTGTATAAACAAGTACAAATATATCACACACTATATGTAGCACTTTAGTGACAAAAGTTTACAATTAACAAATTTTGTAACAATTAATTATCTTCCTCTAATGGCACTCTAAAAGTAACTTCGAATGTATCAGTATAATCAAGATAGTTTGCGATCTCAACTGGACACTCATTTAACCACTCTTGAAACTGCTCGTATCTTGTTTGTGGTTTTGGGTGTAGTTCATTATACTGTTCTTGTTGATAAGTGTTCACGATAAAATCTCCAATTCTTTGTAATTATGGCAAGTAATTCTCTTGCCATTGTTGTCAATTAGAATAGTTCGGTTTGATTTGGGTGTATAGTTTTTTGCATCAGTTTCTCCCTTAATGTAATTGATTAAGACCTGATACTGATTGTTTCTATATTTGACATTATCACCAACACCGATTACAGTTGGATTAATGTATCTTTGAATAAAGTTCATTCTGCTCTCCTATCTTTTTTGAAATCACACTTCAAATAGTCTTGAATTTCGTCAATTACTTCTCCAAAACTATCTTCCCAATAGTTTTGTGCTTCATCAAGAAATTCTGCATCAGGCATATTTTTATATAAGTCATCAAGATCATCAGTTACATATTGAACTAGATCTTTTGTTGACATATTGTCAACATATCTCTCAACTAAAAATGATTTTAGTTCATTAATGATTGCTTTATCCATTAGATTAATCGTTGAAATAAATGTGAACTGGACGGATTGGTTTGTTAAGGTATTCAATATTGCGTATGTTCTCATTTCTGATACAACCTAGCAAGTGATTGATTGCTCTCTCTTCTGCACAACTGTTGCCATTAAGGTCAACTTCTCCAGTAAAGAAATCAAGATTATCTTTGAATAATTCAATTTCTTCTTCTGATATTTCGAATGTTACTGTTGCTTTCATTTGTTTAAGTTGTTTGATTAATAATATCCCAAGTGGAGATAAAACTCTCCAACCAGTATTTTTGATTGCCTGTGAGTTTACAAGCATTTTGACCATAAAGAATGTCATCTGCACTCCAATGTGGTAGTTCATTCTGATCTAACCACTTGTCGTAAACATCACATAAGAATAGCATTTCTCTTGACATAGTTGAAAAATCTCTTTGTTATGTACTCATTATAATCGTAAATGAGTGAAAAGATAGTAAATTTGTGACACAAATAAAATTGGCACATATTTGGTTGATTTGCTTGTTTTTTGGGGGTTACTATCATACCTAGACATAAAAACAAGCACCTTACAGGCGATCCTGGTGGGAGCAATTCTGTATCATTTGATACTTATTTGAGTTGAATCTCATAATCTATGGATTTGATGCACCAACCGCTTGCTGTTGTGATTTCTTCGATTAAATCGTCCTCATCATCTGCTTCCCAGACTCCAAGTGCTAAATCTCTTAATTCAATTTCCTCATCAAATGTGAGTTTGGATTCATTAGCATAATCATCATCAAAATCAAACTCAACTTCGGTTACATTGAATTTCATAATCTTCAAATAAAGGACGAGAGGAAACAAAAACGAAGCAACAATAACGTGGGTCTAACTTGTCTAGGTTTCACCTAGGAGACCAAATTTACGCTATGGGAATCGCTTACACCTGCACCCCTACTGAGTGGTTCTAACTATGCTAGTTAGATCTTTAGTCATCTAATGACTTCACTTGTTCGGGCATAGCAACCAACTAAGTTGATCGTTGCTTGTTTTGTTTCCCCACTATTATATTAACAATAAAAAACTCCCTGTGTAGGGAGCTTGTGACACTAATCTAACTGGCACACTTACATAAAATTTTCCAAGTTGATGCTGTACTGTGATATGCGATCACTTATTAAATCTTTATATGATTCATGTAATTCACACCCAATATAATGACGACCTAACGATTTGGCAACCATAGCAGTAGTTCCTGATCCAATAAAAGGATCAAGAATTATATCTCCCTTTTGACTCCCTGCCAATATACAAGGTTCAATCAAGTCAGGTGGAAATACTGCGAAGTGTGCTTCACGATATGGTTTATTTGTTACTGACCAGACAGATCGTTTATTCTTTGTTGGATATGATTTTGTAAGTCCGCTATGCGGTTGTAATCCTGTTCCTTCATTATGATATTTTCCTTTTGTTCGATCTCTTGTTCCCCAATCTTTTGCTGGTTCTTTGATTGCTTCATTGTCATAATAGTATTTTCTATTTTTACTTAATAAGAATATGTACTCGTGTGATTTTGTGCATCTATCTCTTACACTTTCTGGCATTGGATTTGGTTTATGCCAGATTATATCTTGTCTTAAATACCACCCATCAGACCTTAATGCAAATGCTAATAGCCAAGGGATTCCGATTAAATCTTTTTCTTTTAATCCTTGTAATTTGTTCCCTCGTTTGTTACATTTATCTGGTAAATCCTGTTTAGTTTTGGATACTGATTGTTTGGGATATGATTGACCTTTACCAGGTCGATAGTTATAATAACTATCTCCTATATTTATCCATAGTGTTCCATCATCAGTTAAAACTTCCCTTACATTTCTAAACACTTCGACTAATTGGTCAACGAACTCCTCTGGACTATTCTCTTGCCCGATCTGATTCTCCTCTCCACCATAGTCACGAAGTCCGTAATATGGTGGCGAAGTGACGCACATTTTTACTGGTTCAGTTATTGAAGAGATTGTTTTTCTACAGTCTCCGAATAGTATTGTATCCTTCATTTAATGATCTCCTTATCAAATAATCTGTCTAAATTTCTATCATCTATGCGAAATGCAGTTCCTCTATTTCTAACTCCTAATCCTTTATTATACTGTGTTCTTAATTTAAAGTCAACACATATAATATTGTCCTCAATTAATTTTTTAAATTTATGTTTACTTGAATTTGTAAGATAATATGCTTCATTATAATGAAAATATATTTTTCCATTTTTCTTTTTTTCATCACCATATACTTTAACAGCATTTGGAAATTTTGTAATAAAAGATTGAGTTAATGTTTCCCAATCATATTGAGATATAATTGTTTGATTATGTTTAACATACAAATAATTATCATCAGTATCTAAATAAAATCCTCTATTATTTACTTTTCTTGTAACTGTAGTATTACAACTTAATTCCCCTCTCTTCTTTTTATGTGGAATACCATAATTTTTAAGAAAATTAGATGGATTCATAACCCAAGCATCTTTGTGAAATAAAGTTTGCTTTGATGATGTATTTTTTCTCATCACTTTGAGTTCCCAATCATCAATATCAGGTGTTTTAAGATTATTTTCATCTAATCCCAATAAATCCTCAAATGTGTTTCCAAATTTACCATCACCTTTTCTTGTGATTTCAATAAATCCTCTCTCCCTTATCAAAAAATATTCTTTTTTAAATTCTTGAATATTCATCAATCTAGTAAATCCTCTAGTCCTAGAAACTCTTGCATATAATAGTCACAAGTGACTTCATAATATGCTGATAGTGCTTCAATATCGTTGGCATCAATACCAACTTTTGCAAATAAATCAAGTGTTGAATCGTGCATTGTTTTAATTAATAGTGTTTACATTATAGCATAGTCAACTACGAACTATGCTGATTGCTGGTTCTCCATCTTTGAATACAGTATCAACAACTGCCTGTACTTTTTTTGATGTGCTGATACCAACCTTGTCATATACTGGAATACATACGAGACCAAATTGTTTGGTGATGTCTCCCTTACGAATGACTCGACCAATCGACTGACTGATACCAATGTAATCCATTGATCTCAAAAACAATACTGCTTCAAGACCATTGACATTGATTCCTTCTGATAATATACTGTGATGTAAAACTACAAATCTCTTGTCTGTTTTACCCCAAGCATTGAGAACATCAAAAAACTCTTCTCTTGTTACTTTCTGACCATCAATCACACCACCAGTTTTTGATGTGATGTACATATAAGAGTAACCTCTCCACGCTAACTCATCAACAAACTTTGAGAGTGCAACTAAATTTACAATTTGCTTTGTTGATCTTGCACATATCAAAACTTTATCAACATCAACATCATCAATCGTTTCTATAATATGGTCGCAATCTTTCTCATAACCAAATCTGCTATCGTCAGTAACGTCAATCTTTTTGACCACAACTTTTGGTGGTAAAATGTGACCTTCATCAACTAATTTAGGTGCTGGTACATTACAAATGACCTGACCAAAAATGTCAGTATCATTCATACCAACTTTCTTGGGTGTCAAAGAATGTTTTGGTGTAGCAGTAAAGAAGTATGATCTCTCGGCATATATTGAGAAATACTCAACTGCTTCAATAAAGTTCTTTTGAACTGCATTATGTGACTCATCAAAGTATATTGTATCTACATGAATATCACTCTCTTGCACTCTATGAAGTGAATGATATGTGGTGAAGATTATCTGATTATTTACAGAATTTTTTGCTGACCATACAGATATTTCACTTGCTTTTGTAGTTGAATAGTGATGTGTCTCTCCACTATGAACGTGTAATACCTCTGCATTATCAATAAACTCAA